CCTTCTAATCCCGAAGCATTAACTTTGATGGTAAAAAAAGGATTGATAAAATCGGAAGAGCTGAAGAAGGATATTGAGAAATTTATTGAGATAGAAGATAATTTAATAAAAGAGATTGTATTAAAGCCTGAGGTAACTGAGAATTATATAAGAATCCCTGTAAGGAAATGTGTAATAACAGCTACTATTGATATATCTAAAAAAGAAGGTATCAAAGCCTTATATTGTGGGAAAGAGAAGAAAGTCCATACTTATTTATTCTTAAAAGCTAAAGGCTGGACCCTTGAAAAAGCTAAAAAGTGGGTAGCCGAACACGATAGCGGTAAATCAGAAGATGAGAAAGCAAAGTATAACTGCGAGTGTATTAAGTGTGGTTATAAAATGTCTTCTGATAAGCATTGCAATACCCTAAAGTGTCCCAAATGTGGGGGGCAAATGAGAAGAACAGAAAGACCTGGTCCTGGTCAGGAATCAGTTGATGAGGAGGTGATTGAGTTGGTAGAGAATGATATACAAAAAGGAGTTATACCATTTCGTGAGACTCCGAAAGCTCCTGAGGATGAGAAGTGGGACGGGCCAAGAGAAGTAAGGGAAGCAGAAGTTTCTGACCTTAAGATTATGTGTGCCTGGTATGATTCAGAAAATCCTGATATTAAATCTTCATATAAATTGCCACATCATAAAGCAAAAGGTCACGCAGTGGTTTGGCGGGCTGTAGCCGCAGCAATGGCATCTTTATTAGGGGCCCGTGGAGGTGTGCAAATCCCTGATAAAGACAAAAAGGGAGTCTATAATCATTTGGTTAAAGAATATAAAAGATTTGATAAAACTCCTCCTGAGTTCAGAGAATACACAGAAGAAGAACTGAAGGAGATATTCAGAGATGTTTACCTTGAGGAATCAAAGAGACTTGTTGATGAGTACCTAAGTGATAAAGGCACGCTGAAAATAACAAAAGAACTTTGGGATAATTTACTTGAGCAGATAGAAGATTTAAGAACGGAAATTAAAACTCTTAAGGAAGGACGAGTCCTCTCTGCTAAGAACAGGAAACTCATTGAAAATTGTATTAGTAAAATGAATGAGGCAATAACAGCTCTTAATGAGATTTTAAGAGCAACTGAGCCTCCCAAAGAAGAGGGGATTGAGTTGGAGATAGAAGAGAATAAGGAAAAAACAGAAAAGAAAAAGGATAACAAATTGGAGGTTGATAGTGAGGTTCTCGTTAAAAAGGTAGAATCTGTTCTGAAAGATAAAATTGGAAGACTAATTGAGGATAAAATAAATAAATTACGAGGGAAAGTTGAGTAAGATATTTTATTACAGGAAAGTAACTATTCTCAAAATCGGAGGGATTAGATAATGCACAGTAACGGCTGGAGGCTGACAAGCCAGGCAGTGAACACATTATCAGAGATTCCAGAGAGTAGTGATAGTTTCATTTCCGAGTTTACAATTGGAGGTGATAACAATTGAAATTAACACAAGAAGAATTGAACAAATTAATTGCTGATGAAGTGGCAAAGCTTGCTCCTTCAGTGGATATGGAAGAGGTGGGCAAAATAGTTGATGATAAGCTTAAAGAGGCAATTAAGCCTGTAGATAAGAAGATTGTAGCAAACGATGATCCTACTGAGAAAGGAGATCCTAAAGGTGGGTTCTATAATTTTGCTGAATTTGCTCAGGCAGTTGCTATAGCTGATAAATCTCATGGACGGAATTTAGACAAAAGATTAGTGGCACTTGAGCAAAAGGCTGCTGGAGATGGGTTGACTGAATTAGTGGACAGCGAAGGTGGGTATGGGATAAATGCTCACCAAAAACCTGACTATATGCTGGAAACTCCTAAAGTTCTCATGACTACCAAGGTGATACTATGAGAAATATAACAATGGACAATCAGCAGATAACCGCTTTTGAAATTGGTTGGCTTGCAGGGATAATAGATGGAGAAGGGTATATGGGGTTACAAAAAGAAATAGATAGGAGACATAGGGAGCACATAATAATAGATTCTCAAATTCATATCACAAATACAGAAGAGAAGATTATTCTTAAAGCACGGGACATAATGAGAAAGATTGGTATCAACCCTTATATTAGAGCAACAAAGCAAAAAAATGTAAAAAAAGATATTTTTATTCTCCAAATACATAGATTTGCGGCAGTGAGGAAATTGCTTGAGGTGCTAATACCATATCTTACTGGCACAAAAAAAGAACGAGCAGAATTGATATATGAATTTTGTAAACTTAGATTGAATGCTCCAACCTACCGAAAAACAGAAGGCATTGGGAAAGAAAGAAGTGGAAGGATAAAACCATATACAGAAAGACAGATTGAAATATATAATTCTTGTAAAGCGTTTCAAAAGCGAGGAATCTCAGAGACTATGCGTCAGGAACAGCGTTTGACTAGTGAAATCTGGAGTCAGATGAAATCCAGACAGCTGGGAGCTGTTAAGATATAGTCCGATCTCATGCGAAAGTATGAGCTAACATAAATGTTTTAATCCCCGTTGAGTTTAGAACTCAATTGCTTAAACTAGCGGAAGAGAAATCTAATCTTATGACTCGTTGTATGAATATTCCTATGGCGACTAATTCTGTCAGCATTCCTTATATTAAGGGAGTTGATAGAAGCGGTGGATATATCCACGGAGCGATTAAGCTCTATTGGATAGCCGAGGAATCAGCAAAAAGTGAAACCAAACCTAAATTTGGGCGAGTTACTTTGAACTTGCACGAATTGGCAGGTTTAGCTTATACCTCTAATCAAATATTAGAGGATTCTCCTATCACTTTAGAGCCTCTTCTGACCGCTTGTTTCAGTGATGCTTTTGCCTGGACAATAGATAATATTCTTCTGAATGGAACAGGTGCGGGTCAGCCATTAGGAGTATTGAATGCTCCTTGTCTTGTGACTGTAACAAAAGAGACAGGGCAAGCAGCCGATACGATAGTTTTTGAGAATATCGTAAAGATGGAGTCTCGTTTGCTTCCTGAATCTGAAAAGAATGCTATCTATTTAGCGAATAAGGATACATTCCCGCAGCTTGCTTCTATGAGTATAGCGGTAGGAACTGGTGGAGTGCCTGTTTATCTTCCTGCTGGTGGAGCTTCAGGTTTACCTTATAAGACACTTATGGGGCGACCTTTAATTTTTACAGAGCATTGCCAGAAGTTAGGAGATAAGGGAGATATCTATTTAGTGGATTTCTCTCAGTATTTGCTTGGGCAGAAGAAGGGGAGAGGAATCAAGACTGATACGAGTATACATTTGAAGTTTGACTACGATCAAACGGCATTTAGATTTACTTTCCGTGTAGATGGTCAACCGTGGTTGCCTTCGGCGATTACTCCGAGGTATTCCAGTGCGACTTTAAGTCCGTTTATTACATTAGCGGAAAGAACATAATATTGACAATCAGGGGGGAGAAGCTTAATCTCCCCCTCTACAAAAAGAATAAGAGAGGTGAAAATAAATGATGTTTAGTGAGAGAAATAAGATTGTAAATGGTTTACCGCCTAAAGCAGATGCTTTTGCAGCGGCAGCTAACCTAACCGATGTAGTCAGTTTGAAGAATTATAAGTATGCCACATTTATTATTTTGACTGGAGTTGCGGCGAATAATGATTCAGCCTTTTCAGTTGTGGCAGGGACAAGTGTTGATGGGACAGTAGAGACTACAGTGCCGTTCAAATACAGAAAATGTGTATCGGGTGATACTTTTGGAACTTTGACTGATGTGGCGGCAGGTAGCACTGTAGCTTTGACTGCTTCCAAAGCTAATGAAATGCTGGTTATCGAGGTAGATGCTGATGCAGTAGAGGCAGCGCATCCTGGTTATGATTGTGTCGGGTTGAAGGTAGCTGATGGAAGTAATGTGGCTGCGCAATATGGAGCTTGTGCTATAATTCTGAGTGGAGCACGGTATGCTGATGCAGCTTCTCCTACGGCTATTACTGATTAAGGATAGGTAAATGTATATCAGGTTATTAAAAGAATGGCGAAGATATAGAATAGGAAGTGTCCTTGAGCTCCCCGATGATGAGGGGTTTGAGCTTATACTTGCTCATAAGGCAATGAGAGCTCATAAGGGCGACTATATGAAAAATATCAGTTTTCCTCCTCACGATAAAATGATGACGAAGGCTGATAGGAATAAATAAAAGCAGAACCACTGCTTAAACGCTATAAAAGCGTATGGAGGTGAATAATAAATGCCAGTAACAAAAGTAAGAAGTAAATGGAGTTCAGGAAATCTGATTTTCTATGAGCATCCAGCGGCTAGTGGAGGACAAATACACTTTGGAGAAGATACGGCAGGTGTTGATGTAAAGTTCTTTGGAGCTACTTCTGGAGCTTACAAGCTTTGGGATGAGAGTGAAGACCAGTTAGAGTTTGTTAAATCCTCAATTGAGATGACGGGAGTATTAGCTACCGAAGGTTTAGCAAGTCCATATATAGGAATTGGAACAAGTGCATCTCCAATAGAGATTGCAACCTTTGCAGACAATGTTCTTGGTATCGGAACTTGGTTAAAATTAACAAAGAATGCTTCTAATTCTTTATTGGGTGGATATTTCAAAGTGGAAACAGATGGTTCGACCGAAGTAGCTGACGCACAGCTTGTAGCAGTTGCTCCTCGGGTAACAGTTGACATGAATCTTGACTCAGCCTATGGAGTTCAATCGCACATGACTATCTCTGGAGCTAAAACTTCTAGTGAGTTAATAGCAATATCTGGTTTAGTTACTCTGGGAACTGGAGAAAGAACAGCGGATAGAGTTTGTGCTCTTCAGGCTATGTTTAACGGCTCTGGGACAGCTGGGACGGTAGATGGAGATGCCTTTGTTGCTTATATAGCCAATAGAGGGACGGTTATAACTACCGATGCGATTATGAATATACACAACCAGAGTGCAGCTACGGCAACCAATGCTATTCAGATGGACTTAAATGGAACAGTTAGCCAAGCGTTTAACTTTATAGGGACTGTATCTGATGGTTGGACAAGCGGGGATGGAGCAGTAACTCAAGCTGATGAATATGTCAAGATTCCTGTTAAGGTTGAGGGGGTAACCCCACAATTGTATATTCTTGCAGCAGAAACGTGGGCATAAGAATTATAGGCTATGGGGCTGGCCTTTAGTCAGCCCCACAAAGAAAAAGGAGGGATAAGTGAAATTAACTGTTTTTGAGAGGCTCATTCTTCTAAATATTCTACAGAGGACAGAAGGAGATTTTACAACTATTAAGATTATGAGGCAGCTACGGGAAGATTTGAGCTTCACTGAAGAAGAGCATAAAAAACTTAAATTTAGACAAGAAGGTGGACATGTCTTCTGGAAGACTGAGGCTGCGAAGGATAAGGACATAACGATAGGAGAGAAAGCAAACGATATTATAGTGAATGCTCTCAAGAAGTTAAACGACCAGAAGAGACTTAAGGATGAGCATTTCACGCTTTATGAGAAATTCATAGGGGAGGTATAAATTATGGCAGGAGTAGCAGGAACTGTAACAATTACTGAAGAGGTATATGGAACTATAAAAAAGATTAAATTTGCCTGGACATCTGGAACAGGAGATTATGGGGGAGAGGCAAGCGGGACAACAACCAATGCTTATTCAGGTAAAATATTAGGTTTGGCAACCGATCCTGATGCTACGGCTGCGCCTACAGATAACTACGATATTACTATTACAGATGAGGATAGTATGGATGTTTTGATGGGTGGAGGAGCAAATCGTGATACGGCTGTTACAGAATATGTTTTATCTACTTCTCTGGGAGCGGTTGCAAACGATAAATTAACTATAAATGTAACTGCTGCAGGTGAAGCTAAAAAGGGAATAGCATATTTGTATATAAGGTGATATTATGGCAGTAAAGTTAATGGCAGCTATACAAACTTTTGTCGGTTTCTCAGATGATACAAAACCAACAAATCCGCCTGTAGGGTCAAGATTCTTTGAAATTGATACAGGAGCTGAATTTGTTTTTCTGGATTCAGTTTGGCATCCTTGGTGTCTTGGGAAGACCTATAGAGAATTAGCTGCTCAAAATAAAAAAGCATGGATAGAGTCAATTTTTGTGCAAACTGGGTCAGGAAATGATTGGGATGCTGAAATTGGAACCACTTATACTACTTTAAATAAAATATATGACCCAGTAACGCTTGCAGGAACGCATACACTGGCTGTAGTAGCGAATAAAGGATTCACTGGTAAGACAAATACAGTATATGAAGTAGAGATTACTACTGCAGGGAGTAAAACGACAGCTAAATATAAGTGGAGGAAGCAAACTTATCTTGGGCAAGTTTGGGGAGATTATACAGAGGACCAAACAGCTGGAGCTGCGGAAACTTTAGCCGATGGTGTCCAGATAAACTTTAATGATGATGGCACTTATGAAGTAGGCGATAAGTGGCAATTGCAGGCTTGTGGTAGCTGGCATACTCCAGAGAATGATAGAAAAAGCTTTCTAACAAGTTTGATAGTCCGTCTTTATGATAGTGGTCAGCAAGCAAAAGCAGCAAAAGCACGAGCCTGGAGTGGTATTTATAGGGTCTGGGATTTGTATAGTGCTGAAGTAAGTTTTATCGATTGGAGAACTCCGATTTATCTTCTTGGAGATGGGACAAAGCAATTTAAGGTTGAGCTTGCAGAGGCAACCGCAGGAAATATTGAGTATGTTTATATGATAATGAAAGGCTGGGACGAATAAGTAAGGTTCGATAAATAGGAGCTGATAGAAAATGACTTTGAATGGAAATAGTAAAACAGTAATGGGGATAATCATTTCAGTAATAGTAACAGTATTCATAATGCTATTTACTGGGGTAACAAGCTCGGTTGATAATATTCGGGCAACCAGCAGAGAAAACAGGGAAAGAGTTGTAGCAGTGGAAGTCAAGATGAAAAACCTGATAAAAAAGATAGACGAGATTCATATTGACCAGAAGGATATCAGAAAAGATATCAAAGAGATATTGCAGAAGGTAAAATAAAAGGAGAGAATAATGCCAGTTATATTATCTTTTTTAGTAGGAATAGTTGCAGGAGTAGTAATCGCAGGAGTTAA